TTGAAAGAATCGTGGAGGTACTCATGTTATTTCTCCCTTCTTCTGAGATTGCTTCTCTCGCTCCCGCTTGATGATTGCTTCCAAAGCGGTCTCCATCCGCTTCTGGATATTGGGTGGCTTCCGCTTCCCATTCAGAATCATGGAAATGTACGCTTTGTTCACGCCCATTTCGTTTGCCAGCTGCTCATAGGTGATCCGCTCATTGTGCATCCGCCCGATGAGCCGCCCCGTCCATTTTTCGGGCATTGTATTCCTCCTTTTAGTTAAAAATGTTGACTGCGGCGAGAAACCGTGCTACAATTTCATGCGTTCCCTGTGTAACAACAGAAAGGGGTGATTTGATGCGGAGCCATTGGCGAAGCAATCTTTTTGCTCTGGCGTTCCGAACTAAGGCAACTGCATGATGCGCATGGAGCACAGCAACCAGATATGCTGTAAGTGATTGGCACGGCTAAGAACCGTAAGACAATTTACGGATTCGGCATTTCTCCCGGCCTAATGCAACTGCCCGGGAGCCGCCGATAAAGTAATTTCGGCGCGTGCCGGGTTGCCGCCGTGTTTCGGTAAAAAATCTGGGGGAAAAGCGTCTGCGATTGTCCGCAGGCGTTTTTTCTTTCCCGCCGCAGTCATTTTGTGGTTGCAAAAGTTAACAAAGTGTGCTACTATGTACTTGCGAGGAACAGAATAGCTTTGACGCAGGATTTTTTGCCCTGGGTCTGGGGTTTTGTTTACTTTCGTAACTCACAGTGCTATTATAGCGTTAACAAACGTAACTGTCAACTGTAAAAGTGATAACAAACGCAACTTTGTCACATTGCACAAAATGCAGGAGTGTTAATTATGGCTTTTTACGAAAATTATGTTAAATTGTGTAATTCCGTTGGGAAATCCCCATCCGCTGTTGCCGTGGAACTAAAACTTGGCAAACCATCTGTAACAAGATGGAAGAACGGGGCAGAACCGAGAGACGCAACATTACAAAAAATTGCCGATCATTTCGGTGTAACCGTAGATTTTTTAAAAGGCGAAGAACAAACAAATTTTTATATGCGCTACTGTGAGCTGTGCGCAAATAAAGGAATGTCCGCCTCTGGGGTAGCATCTGCTATTGGACTATCAAATGCCGCCGCCAACGGTTGGAAAAAAGGGAAACTGCCGAATGATACTACACTAGCCAAGCTTTCGGCTTATTTCGGCGTCACCGTTGAGTATCTCAAGGGCGAGGAAACAAAAAAAGACCCCGCCACGAATGGCGAGGTCAGCCCCGAAAAACGGGAACTTCTGGATTTAATTGATAGCCTGTCCGGCGATCAGTGCGGTAAGCTTTCCAACATTATCAAGGAGGCTATAAATTTATTGTGAGATTAACGAAAGATTCCAAATATGTGCTGGATATCCTGATTGCCAATCCCCCGCTCGGGAACTCCAACACATACAACGTAATAGCTTGGATGGGCGTTATTGATGAAAAGAAAATTCACAGCTATTCAGATTATACCGGCATTCTGGCATACCTTGCCGAATGTAACTGTATCGAATGGGTGAACGACGCCCACAGCGATTTCTGCTTGACGGAGAAGGGGCGAAATTATAAGGAACTTCGGCACAAGGAATGGCGGTCAGCCATTTTCCACGAGGCAATCGGTTTTTTCCTCGGCGTCTGTTCCGCATTGCTTGTGAAGTTCCTTACAGATTTGATTTGGTGAAAAGTGGGCACAGGCACGCTCCAACCTGCATCCAACCAAAACAAATGGCAAGTCGCTTTGCGGCATTACACAGTGTTCGCACAGAATGCAGTTGGCATTAAGGCAGGAGTCTTTGACTTCGCTTTGCAGATTCTGGCATTTTTGAAGCAGTTCTTTTAGTTTTCGATTCTCTTTTCTGAGCGCTCGCTTTGTAACAAACATTTTACCCTCCTTAGCACATATGCAGCCTGTTCATCAGTTAGGGAAAGAATATTCTCCGCCAACTGTTCACGAATGTTCGGTAATGTTCTCCTTTCTTCCATTATATCACGGTTTACTCTGTTTCGCAATGCATTTTTCGCCACTGGCCGTTCCTCCTTTTATATTTAGAACAATTGTTTGCATAACATGCAGTAGCACACTAAATGTCCAATAAATCGGACTAATTAAAAAATTGCACAAAAAATCTTTCTATTCATTGAAAATATGTATCGAACGTGGTATTATTTTCCTGTATGGTCACCGTTGCAAAAGTATATCCCGTGCCCCGGGGTAGAAAATAAAAAAGAAAGAGGTATCACTATGGAAGATTCAACAAATGAACTCGAAACATCAGGCGAACAAAATACCCCACAAATGGTATGCCCGTCCTGCGGCGCTGCCATAAGAGAAAATCAAAAATTTTGTGATAACTGCGGCGCTGATCTAAATGCTCCACCCAAGCAAAAAGCCGAACCCAAGAAGAAAAGCTATTTTGTCCCGGCAATTATTGCAATGGTCGCAATTTTTGTCGCAGCGTTCATATTCATTCAGCGAGCCACTAAACCTGATTTTAAGTGGATATACGATACCCTATGTGATTCCACATGGGCAGAAGTAGGGGCGGATGGCAGTTATTTGAGCGTTGATACAAATCCGTACAACTATGACGATTCTGGCCTTGATTGCCGCGAGGCCTACGTTACAATCCCTACCATCAATGGGCTGCTGGGGCTTCCTGATTCTCTTTTCAATCAGATGAACGAAACATCCGCATCCGATGGAAGGCAAACCGAAACATACAATAGTAAGAATGTAACCGTAACGTGGAAATATCATCCCAATACAGGGCTGGAAGTTACCTATAAGAAAATTCACTGATTTTGATATGCCCCGC